GCGGACAAAACGCGCAGGGCGGGGCCATCTCGAGCGGCCGTACAAACAGCGCATGACCAACCGATTTCAACAGCTCCCAGACCAAATCCCACCAACTCGGAAAAACCATCATGCCCTCCCCTCGTGTGCCGCCGGATGAAACAAGGCGTTGTAGCGCCGACCCAATTCGGCATCGGCGGCCAGAATCTCGGCCACCGTCACCTCGCCGATCGGTTTGCCAAGTTCCAGCAGGATCTCGGTCAGCATCCGCTGGGCGCTGCCGTTGATCGTGGCCAGGGATTCGAAACAATCAAGCATCCCTAAGACCTCCGCCGCTGCCATCTTGGCCGCCCTGGCGGTCTGCAATTCACCCAGACACTCCTGACAAAGCAGCGTCCCGCTGCCCCGCGTCGCGATACATCCGCAATCAGCCATCACTCCCCCCTATTGCCGACACGCCGGCCCTCGGTGTGTCGGCGCTCCTCGCCAGATCGCTCCGGCTTGTGGTGGCCGTGCGCCTCGACCTTGGCCTGCTGTTTGATATGGATCTCGAGATGATCTTCCTCTGTCAGAACCCCGCAGGATTTGAACCGGTCAAACATCTCCTCAACACAGCGGGGGACATCGAGGACCTGCTCAAGTTGGGCAAAAAGAGTTTCCTTGTAGACCGGCATTTTCTCCGGCTCGGCATGGGAGAAAATGCGCGCCAAAATTTTCACTGCCTCAATGGCTTCGGCCAACTCCTCCTCCGTTTTGGCAAGGATGGCCGATGGGTCGGTTTTGATGTTGTTTAGCGGGCTGAAAGCCCGGGGGATGATGCGCTTACAGACGGGGTTTTCAAGGAGGGCATAAATGAGAATTGAGCGGTCTGAGAGCCTGTCTGATATACACACAAGAGCTTCTGGCGCAGGGTCGAGCGCATCGCTCTCAACCGAACTCATCCAGCTCTTCTTTCTTCCGCAGCAGGAGGCCAAGGCCTCAAGGGTCAACCCAACTTCGCGCCTACGAGCCCTTATTTTTTGTCCAAGAGACATCTTTTGCACCCCTTTTTCCGATGTTTGAGGAAACACTAACCCCAAAAAATCGGAATGTCAACACAATTTTCCGCATTAGTCGGGCATCGGACATGTTGTTCTGCCCTATTTCCGATAAATAAGCCTTTGTTTTTATTTATGTTTTATTTATACGGAAACTATTTACAAAATGCGGAAAAAATTATTTATTGTTTATAACCGGCACAAATATGACAACCTGATCAAGCAGATGCTCAGTGCCTGGGAGACCAGGTTACTCGACATTCTCAACTCAAAAACGGAGGGGGTATGACCTCAGAAGAAAACGGGATATTTATCAAGCTGCTGGAAATCGGCGAGGAACGTGGAGCCAACGGGATTACTAAGATACAGGCCCTCAACAGGCTTGCCGAACTGGGGTTAGCCATCATTCTGGCGGTTGCAACCCTGTTGGCGACCGTTGTTCTCGAAGTCGTAAAGTCCCTGCCCGGCTAACAGCTCATCAATGTTGGCAATCAGAACAGCCGGACTTCCCCACGCACCCCGACCAGCCACCAGTAGCTGCTAAACGAGCCGGCCCCCCTTTGGCTCCAATTTCCCAGCGGGGCAAAATACTCGCTGAAAAGCTGCAGCCGCTCCGGACCGAGGCCGATGCCCAGGTTAAAGGTCGGCCTGACCTCCTCGACGCTCCAGTCATCGTCGCGCCAGCGGTTGGAGAGCTGCTGATCGCGTGGCACCCAGGTATTGACGCCCCAGAGGGTCAGCGTCGGGGACACCTGCAGATACTGGAATCTGATTTCCGGTGCCATCTCGATGCGGTAGCGTGCGACCTTGTTGCCGACCACCGGCTCGTTGTGCGGGGGGACGAAAGCTGCGGAATAGTTGAGGTCAAGGGACATCCCTTGCGCCGGCCCGGCGGTCAGCGCAAGGGCGATCAGCATGCCGAGCAGGAGATAAAACAGGGCCTTGACCCCGGCCGGATGAGAGCCCCAGAGGTCGAAGGTTGTGTTCCGAGGCGTTTCGTGGTCCCAAGCAAAATCCAGGTGTGCCATGTTGGTCTCCTTTAGACTCCGAGTAGCGTAAATGCGATGTTGACCTGGTCCTTGTCGACGGCGGTTGTCCAGCTGGTCCCGTCATAGGTGTCTCCCGGCTCGGTGGAGATGCCCAGGTTGCCGTAGCTAGAGGTGATATTGGCTCGCTCAGTCTGGTTGCTGCCGACCGTCAGTGTCGTCGCGGCACCGCTCCAGATCGCCATGTGCCCATCGAGCATGAGTGCGGCAGGGCCTTTCGGGTTGCCGTGATTGAGCACCGCGGTCAAGAAGCTGGTCGTGGTCACGACCTCCTCGAATGGTACGGACTGATCGACCCCGGTGAAGCTGATCGATTCTCCAATCAGTCCGTAGTGGCTGCCGCTGGAGAGGGTAACTTCGATAGTTCGATCCCCCGCTGCCGGGGCCAGGAGGTAATACCATTCTCCCGAGGAGTGGCTCGATGTCTGCCTCGTCGCCCCTGGAACGGCCGTCATCGGCACCCCGTCACAGGTGACGGAGGAGATCGTCGCGGAGGTCGAGTCCCAGCCGATGAACACAGCCAGAAAACCGTTTGCCCCTGCTCCCATTGTGTGATCCCACTGGATTGCGGCCGTACCATTTTCGGCCTTATTCCCGGCAACGGCATCAAAGGTTGGCGGGGTTGATCCTGGATAAAGGATGTTCCCAGCGCGATAATTATCCAGACCCGTCGCTCCGGCACCAAGTGTGTGGTAAGCCCATTTACCATCGGCCGCGATGGCGTTGCCGGAAGCGTCGGCCAGCGCCCCGAGGAGAACGTCGTTGAGATAGACCGTGACCCGGGGTCGATAATCCGGCCCCTCGACCTCGGCGCGGATTACATCCCCCGGGACGATGGCCAGCCCGGTAAACCCTCCGAGCGCGTAGTCATTGCCGTCCTTCCAGCGATGGACGCCGATGGTGGTTGCGTTGGTTGCCCAGATCGCATAAAACGTCCCCAGGGGGTCATTGGTATTGCGCAGCATGACGCCCTGGTAGGCGACCGTTTGCCCGGCCCCGATCTCGCATTCGGACCACTGCGCCCGCCCGGCCGGATCGTCTCCTGTCCAGTAGGACATCGAACTGGTGGGGCCGCTCTGCCCGCCTCGGGCAATCCCGGAGACAATCTGTGTTTCATGGAAATCGGTCACCGTCGCCCAGTTCCCGTCGATGGGGTGCGCATCAGCCCGGTTGAAGTCATCGAAGACGATCTGTTGCAGCCGTTCGAAAACCGATGGGGCTGCCGCTGACGGCCCAAGATCAGCGATGTTGCCGAGCGAAAGGATATTGCCGAGTTCGGTTATGTTGGACAAATCGGTTAGATTATTGAGTTGCATGGTGACTCCACAATTTTAGAGTTATCAGCTGTCAGCTATCAGGCTTCAGATTTTCACTGCCCACTGCTAACTGCCATCTGGCAGATCCGCTGCCTAAACCCTTCCCCGGATCGCCAGCTCAAACGTGGTCATGTCGCCGGCTTCGGTCTTGGTGACCTTGACTTCGGCCCGGGCAGCCCCGATGCTACTGTAAGCCGGCCGCAGCTTGCCGCCGCCGTCGGCGATGGTGCCGGTATCCGACGCCAGGCCGTACTCCGGATCACCCTCGTCGTTGCGGACCGGGGTGATAACCACGCTGCAACCGTGGCTGGCTTCGAGGTCGACCTGCACATCTCTGACGCCCCTGGTGTTGACGATCGTTGTGTAGACATCGCTGGTGCCCGGATCGTCATCGGTCAGCGGGGTTTTGTTGATGGCTTCGAGCAGTCCGGATCCTGGCCCCGGGGCGGCGTTGAGTTGTTCGGTCATGGTTTTTCTCCTTTGTCGGGTTGCGCGGTCAGACCGCAAACAGCATATAGGTTAAGCCGGTGTGTTGCTGTAAAAACTGCGCGGTCGACAGCCCCATCAGGCTGGCCAGATCGGTCTCGGTGAGCGTGGACCAGGTGCCGCCGGCCTGATCGTAGGAATCATTGTCCCTGGGATCGCTGCCGTAGCTCATCGGGTTGTCGGCACTGACCTTTAGCGTGACATGCCCCTCGAAGGTGTCGAAGTCGGGGGCCATGCCGTTGTAGGTATCGAGCAGCACCGTGTCGATCATGGCGCTGCGATTAAGGTGGCAGGCCATGGCCAGGGCCTGGAGGACAGAGGTCCGGACCGGGCCGACCACCGACTGGCTTGCGTTCTCAGCGTCCCAGGCGGTGCCCGCTCCGGTGACCTGGTGGGTCTGTTGGGCCCCGACCAGACCGCTCGAGATGTCCAGGGCGTAGTCGTAACTATCTTCGGTGCCGGTCTGATAGACGTGGTCGGCTGAACTCGATGCTGCGCAGCTGGCTACGACCACGCCGCGCAGTTTGATCGTGTGGTCGATCAGGTGCGGGTTGCTGCGGTGGACCTCGATGGTCAGGTCGGTATCGTCGTCAAAATGCACGGCCGACTCGCTGCCGTCTGAGGCGATCCAAGCCGACTCGAGGACAGTGCCATCGGCGTCAATATGGCTCCGGCTGCGGGATAGGATCGGGGTGCCGGCGGCTGGGGCTTCGTTGGTCAGGGTCATATCAACGTTGGGCGGGGTGTTGGTGCCGTCGATCGACCAGCCCTCTGGCGGATCGTTGACATCTTTCGGGTAGATCCACGGCCACCAGTCCGGCAATAGCGCATTGGCCCCACCGAAAAAGTCCTGCTCCACAATTTGCTCGGCGCGGAACATCTTGCCCGCCGCGCCGAAAAACTCCGACCCGTTCGTAGTGTATGTGGTGCTGTCAGAGATGAAAGTAATCCCAAGGATCTCGGCGATCACCTCGGCGTAGAGCCCCTTCCAGGCAATGCGGTTATCCAGATAACTGAACCGCTCGGTTTCGGTCATCGGCTCTCCGGTGTCCGGGTGGAGAATCTCCACGACTGAGCCATCACGCATGTCGATTAGGTGCCCCGGGGTTACCCCGTAGGAGTCGACGGCGCCCATGGTGCGGGTGCGCAGCCCGTCAAAAAACTCCGGCTCGACCCAGTTCCCCATATATTCGATCTCGTCGACAAAGGGGATCGATTGAATAAAGAGGTAGGGCTGCGTCTCGCAGGGCTTGGGGTGGTCGACAAAACCGACCAACTTTGGCTGGCTCCAGTCGCCGTCGGTGAACGCGACGACGACCTGGTCGCCAACGGTGAAAGCCTTGGCGTTGCAGCTCAGATACTCGACCGGAACGTCGGTTAGCACGGTCGACTGGTTGATACCGAGCGCCTGGTGCCCCGAAGTCGCAGCGTCAAGGTCTATATCGGCGAGGTCGGTGTCTGTATCCAGCGCGGTGACCACCCCGGTGCGGTAACGCGGCCGCCATTTCGTGAGCCCTGGCAGCCGGCCATAGTTCAGCATCGCCGCCGCCGGGGTCATCGATAGGACTGGGGTTAATTGACCATCACTGGCCTGGTCATAGGCGGCCAGGGCGGCAGAGTCACCGGCCGGCTTGATGATATAGGGAGGGCCCTCGACCAGCCCGGTCTCGATCAACCCGACCTCTCCGGAAAGCGCCGCGTTATAGTCGGCGCACCAGGCGGTAACCTCGTGGTCGGCCGGGAGGTTGTCCTGCAGGGATTGGATGCGGTTCTCAGCCGAGACCTTACGCAGGCGCAATCCCCGCTGTTCTGTCTGGAGCGTGGTCAACGCCTCTAGGGACGAACGATACGCCGACGTGGCCATCACGACCTCGCCCCTGGCCGCCTCTTCCTCGCCCGGGTCCCCGCTGTTTTGCGCGGCCGTCAGGAGCGATATCTTGCTCTGCAGCGTCTGGTAGGCAGAATCGCGGGCCAACTGTGCCGTGGTGATCTCGGCGCCAAGGGCGGTCAGCCGCTCCGTGATGACGGAGATGTCCGCCTGTCTGGCGGCGATTTCGGCTTCCGCCCGGGTGCGATCGTACGCAACCTGGACCTGGTACTGACCTTCCCCGGCAGCGCTGAGGATGGTTGCTTTAGCCATCGGCCTCGGTAACCTCCATGAGTGAATCGGTTTTATTAACCGTCATGGTGACCAGCCCGACAACAAACTCCTCGTCGCCGCGCTCGGAGAACCGTGCCGTATCGCCAGGGCGCAGCGAGTTGTTCATCCGGCAGCGATAGCGCCGCTTGCCGCCAGTGGTGTTGGCGACTTGCAGCGCGACCAGGGTTACTACTTTCGCACCGGCGTTGTTCTCTGTACGATAGCCGGTCAGATTGACCGACGAGTTGGATGGGCCTTCGTTGATTTCTGGTGTGTAGGAGTCGGCGCGGGCGATCTCTGACAGCTGTGCACTAGCCCCCGTTCCGATCTGCCGCTCGACGACAACCTCGCCGTTCGGCCGGTCGGCGACCTGCTGCGCAATAGCGGCGGTGTAGGGGATGGCCACTGACAGGTAGCTTGGCGCCCCATCGCGCAACCGGGCGGTGATCGAAGTCGCCGGGACCAGCACGTCGGGCTGGCTGTCGGGCCCCCCCGTGAGAGTGCAGAAAAACTTCTCACTCAAGTCGAGCGGCTCGCCGGTGACTACTTCGACGGACGGGTTTGATGCGCCCATCTCGTAAACAGCCTCCCAGTCGGTGTCGCTGCCGATCTGGGTCCAAGTTGTGACGTCGACCATGTAGCCAAGCCCGTTGCGGCCCTGGGCTGAGTCCCCAGTTGCAAACAACTTGCCATCGGTGGTCACCGCGACCGAAAAGTCGGTGCCCATAAACATCGCCTGCCAGGTCTGGCCACCTCCGGTCGCGGTCAAGCTGGTGATCGGAGATGTGGTGTTGCCGAGCCCGAGCTGGCCGGCGTTATTGGCCCCGCAGCCGTAAAGGCTACCGTCAGTCTTGAGCGCCAGCAGCCCCTCCTGGTGGGCGCTGATAGTCGCCATCGCCCAATCGGTGTCGCTGCCGATCTGGGTCCAAGTATAAACAGCGGTCCCCAGCGCCGCGGTCAGAGTGCTGTAGTTGTTGGCGCCGCAGCCCCAGAGGGTGCCATCAGTCTTGATCGCCACGGCGTTGTAGGGACCGTAGTTGACCCAGGCCCAGTCGGTGTCGCTGCCGAGTTGGGTCGGCGTGGCATACCAGAGGATCCCGGTACCGACGCCAAACTCGCCACTCGAGCAGGAACCGAACCCCCAGAGGGTCCCATCGGTCTTGATCGCCAGGGTGCCGATATTGCAGGAGACCATCGCCCAATCGGTGTCGCTGCCGACCTGGCCGGGGTCTGGGTCGTCGGCGCTCTCGCCGCGGCCGAGATAATCCTTTTTGCCCCACGACCAGAGGGTTCCATCGGTCTTGATTGCCACGCAGAAATACTCGCCGCAGGCAACCTGCGCCCAATCGCTATCGCTGCCGACCTGGGTGAGCACCAGGACGTCAGTCGAAAGGTCTGCGCCACCTTGACCGAGCTCCCCATAACGCGGGTCGCCGCAGATCCAGAGGGTGCCGTCCGCTTTGATCGCTGCTGTGAAATACATCCCGGCAGCGACCTGTAACCAGTCGCCGCCGGAGCCGACCTGGACGGGGCCGAACAACTCGTCGCTGGTGGCGTTGGTCCCGAGCCGGCCGTCCGCGCCCTCGCCGGCCGCCCAGAGCTGCCCGGCCTTGATCGCGTGAAATCGGTTGTCGGCAACAGTGGTGGATGACATTAGGTATCCTCTCGGCTGATAACATGGAATGAGAGATGGAGCTGGCCGTTGGCAACCCGCTTGCTCACGGGAGCGCACAAGAAGCAGCCCCGCTCGGTCGAAACCAGCAGTTGGCTGTAGGTCTCCAACAGATAGGCTGCCCGGCCGACCTGAGCTAGGTCGACCAGTTTGGCGCGGAGATTCAGATCCCGGTCTGCGTCGGTGTAGCCACGGTCGAGGATCACGGCGCCACCGTCAAGCGTCGCCTTACGTGAGACGCGGCGGGTCTGAGTGTCCAGCACGCTGGCTTCGGTATGCGACAATACAAGCGTGCCGCTCAGGTCAAAGGTCGGAGTCGCTATTGATATCATCAGGCTATCCCCAGTAGTTGCTCGCTGGCCTCCTCATTGACGCGCAGCTGAAGTTTTTCGACGATATTCCACAACACCAGTTCAATGGCCGGCTCTGCGCCGTCCATGCTGATGTTGATGAGGGACTCGCCGGACTGCATCCGATCGAGCTTGGCGCGGGCCAGGTCGATCTCGGCCTCGGTGAGGTCTTTTTGCAGCCGGAAAGACTCTTCGCGCCGCCTCTGCTCCTCCTGTATCTGGTCCTGGATAAACCATTTGTCGGTAAAATTGCTGGCGGCGGAGAAATTATCGTAAAGGTTCCCGAGCAGGTCTCCGGTGCTGGAAATCGCCGTGCCGATGTTCGTCAAAATCTGCTTGGTGATGTCGGCGTCGGCCTTGAGGCGTTCGATCTGTAAATCGACTGAAAACTCCATCGTTTTGATGCGTTCATCGCTGGCCAGCTTCAAAAGTTCCAGCCGCATTTTCTCCGACTCGTCAGTCGCTTCCTTCGCCGCCTCGGCGGTCTTCTTGACCGGTTCGTCCATGCCCTCAAGCTCGGCCATCCGCCGGGCGACCTCGGGGGTATTCCCGGCCAACTCATAGTAGGCGGCCGCAGCATCGATCGCGGACTGTTTCGTCCCGTCCAGAGCGTCGGCGGCCTTGTCGACCGCCCCGATCAGGTTGCCGTTGCTATCAGTGATGCGCTTGATCTCTTCGTTCCAGTCGTAGGTCGACTTAGCTGCGGCCGCGACTTCGGCTTCAAAGTCTCGCAGAGGCGCGGCGCCGGCCTGCCAGCTTTTAGTGGTCTCGTCAAAATGCAACCTGCCGGCGGCGACGGCGTCTTTCAGGTCTTTGGTGCTGGCGACCGCCACACCGGTCGCGGCGGAGATGTCGCGGTATTTCTGGGCCAATGCTGCGCTGGCCTCCGTGCCACGTTTCAGGGAGCTTTCCAACTCATCCTCGGCATCCTGCCAGCTGAGATAGTTTTCGACCGCCTTGTTGACTGCCAGGGTCGAAGCTCCGACCACGGCGATCACCCCGGCCGGCCCGGAAAGTGTTGCCAGAAGAGACCCGAACCCGGATGCGACCCCGGAAACCGCCGTGGTGAGGCTGGCCCCACCTGCCAGCTTGGCGATCAGGTTGGCAACTTGGACCCCAGCCAGCGCCTGCATGCCGGTGCCGATCCCCCCGAGCGCATCGATCACCGCTCCGACCGGTCTGGTCAGCTGGTTGAGTGCCCCGGCAAACCCGGTAACCGTGCCGAGGGTCTTCTGGCCCTCGGCGTCTATGTCTATAAACCCGTCGACCATGTCGGTGAGGGCAGATATAAACGGCGCCGCGCCCTTTACCATGCCGCTCGTCACGTTGGTCAGCCCGGCCACACCATCGACCACCCTTTGCAGCACAACAGCCAGCCCCTCCGGGGTAGCCAGGTCGAGCCCGTCAAACAGGCCCTCAACCTCGAGGCCGAGGTCTTTGAGAGCTGCGAGCAGGGTCGAAAAGTCAAGAGAGCCAAACGCCGCCGGGATGTTCTCGGCGATCTGGGTAAGAAAGGCCCCAAGGCGGCCAAGCTGCTCGTCGAGTGCGGCGAACAACGGGTCGAATGCTCCGGTACTGACCGCGGCGTCGAGGGCATTGAGAACCTGGGTCCCACCGTTGATCGCGTCTTTCGCCGCGTCCCTGAACTGGTCCCCCATCGTGGTGAAGGAATTCACCCAGGCCTGGACAAAACGGTCGGCGGCGACCTCGGACGACTTTAGCCGGCTGGCGACTTCAAGTGCTGCGCTCCCGGCCGCTCCCATGGCAACAGCAGTGATCTCGCTGGTCTTGCTCAGGTTGTCAAAAACCGTGACCATGCGCGCCGATTGCTGGATCCCAACCAACTGCTGAGCAACGAACAGTTTTTGGTTCTGGTCCAGGTGCGTAAACGCCTGGGCGACATCGGCGAGGATGTCCTTGCCGCTGCGCAGTTTGCCGTTGGCGTCGGTCTGAGCGACCCCGATGGATGCCAGGGCGTCCTTGACCGGCTTGCTATCGTCGACCAGTCTGAGCAGGCCGGTCTTGAGCGCAACCGCCGCCTCGCCGCCGCTGCGGAATATCTCGATCACCGGGGTTAGCACCCCGGCGGTTTCTTCCAGGCTGAACCCCATGGTCGAAGCGATCGGCGACAGCTCGGCCATGCCGATCGCCAACTGTTCGACGTCAGTGGCGTAATTGTTTGAGACCTCGTTGAGGATGTCGATCAGCCGCCCGGCATCCGTTGCAGGGGCCTTGAACCCTTTAAGGGATGCGATCAGCAGGTCTGAGGCACTGGCGGCGTCAAGATCCCCGGCGATCACCAGGTCGAGCGCGGCCTTGGTCAGGGTCATCGACTCTTGGATGTCGAAACCTGCCTGCTTGAAATTGGCCGTGCTGCGCAGTATGTCTGTCGAGGCCTCACCGTAGGTCCCGGAGAGCATCTTGGCGTACTTCTCTGCTTCGGCCAGCGCCGCCGGGTGGTCACCGAGGACCTTTTGCAGCTCGATCGACGCGGACTCAAAATCCTTCGATTTGGCAAAGGCATAAACCAAGCCACCGCCCGCCAGAGCGGCGAGCGCGGCGTCGGCCTTGAGAACCCCGCCGGCCAGGGTTGCAAACGGATCCGTAACTTGGGTGACGGACGAGTTGAGGTTGCCCAGCTGGCTAGAGAGCGCGTCGATTTGATGCCCGGCGGTATAAAACATGGTGCCAAGCTGGTTTTCTCCAGCAAGGATCAGTTTGACTGTTTTTTCAAGACTTGCCATCAGGTCACGCCCCCTTGGCTGCTCGCCTGTACTTTATAAAACTTGTCCCAGAGTTCGGTCTCGGTTTCGGTCAGGATCCCTTCTGGGAAGAGGTCGGGCCTGACTTCGAAGAGGAATCGCCCCCGGGAGTGACAGAGGTAGACGGCGGCTCGGACTTCGGGGTCGCGCCAGAGCCTGGAAGCTTTCCCGGCTGCTTGCCCTGCCCGGTCAACTTCATGATCGCCCCAGTCAGGATCTGCATCTCGATCGGGTAGACCTCCGACAGCCTGACGGCAACCTCGCGGGTGATTTCCGGCTTGACGCTGCCGATGGTCAACAGCTCAATGCGCTTGGTGGTCTCAACTGGGACATCACCAGAAAACCCGAGCAGTTTTTTTATCGCCTCGGAAACCTCTTTCTCCCCGCCCGAGGACAAGGCGTCGACCACAGCTTGCACATCCTTGGCTGTTTCGGCGGCCGAGTTCACTATGGCCAACTCGGTGCCCGTCAATCCGCGCACCGTCCAGACCGGGGGGGCCTCACCAAAAAAAGCGGCCAGGCCAGGCACATCGACCTCCTGCTCTCTGGCCGTAAATTTCGTTTTCATGAACAGCTTTTTGTCAAACATGGGCTCTCTCCTGGGGAAAAGGAGTGGCCGCCCCACTAGGCAGGGCGGCCACTGGATGGGGCTAGCTGTTGAATTCGGCGCTGGCGCGCTCGCCGGAGATGGTTGCTGTAACGCTGATCTGGCTGGCGGCCGGCCACTCGCGGGCGATGCCGAGCTTGCCCTGGGTCAGCACGTACGGTGATTTGTTCTTGTTGGGCAAAAACTTGAAGGTCTTGACCTTGTTCTTGGCCGTGACCAGCACGTCCTTGACCCCATCGGAGACCAGGGCCGTGAACCCGCCCTGGCCGAGCGACTCAGAGGTCGAGCCGACCGACCGGCCGTAAACCTGCTGGCTCGAGGTGCTGTGGCTGGTCTCAATCGCCTTGAAGTCAACGCCGTCGGCGATTTCGGCGAAGATCGGCGAATAATACTTGATGTAGACTTTCTTCGGGGTGCCGGCGGCATGGCTCAACGGTAGGGCGCTGGAAAACTTGACGTGCGCGTTGGCTTGCGCGGCCACGTCGGCCGAGTCACCCTCGCCGATATTGTCGATATCGAAGACCGGGTAATCGGTGCGCTCGGTGTGCTGGCCGACCACCTGGTAGATCTCGCTGTCGGTGACGGGTGCCGCAGCTGCGCTGGCCAGCCGCACCTGGCCGATCTCGACTGAATCCGCCGGGATCTCCGGAGGACCCCCGGCAGCGCCGCGGGTCTCGGAAAAACTTGTGCCCTCGGTCCCGGCAACCACCGCGATGACCCCGGCGCTGGTCATAGTAATCGAGTTGATCAGCTTGTTGGTCGTCGGGCGGGTCAAAGCCTCGTCGGCAGACGCGGCGACGCTTTGAAGCACGCCCTGGCTGTAGGCCGAAAAGGCGGCGACGTCGATCACGTCATCGTTGCCGCTGGCGGCCACCGAGATCAGGTCGCGGCCGGTGGCGATACCGTTGGGGAGAACTTCGGGTTCCTTCCCCTCTTCGCCGGAAAAGGCCGCATCGGCGGCGGTAAAAATCTGGTGGTCACCGCTGTCGGTCATGGCGGTGAAGTCGACCAGGTCTGCGCCTTCTTCCATCAGAATTTGTGCGAGTGCTGCTGTCGGCATGGCTGTTCTCCTTGTTAGGTTGTTGCGTTGTCGTTATCGGCCACGATCTTGGCGACCTTCTCCTGGTCAACCAGGATTGCCACCTCTCGCGGTTCGGCGGCGTAGCTTGTCCCTTTCACCCAGGTCTCCCCCATAACGACCCAGTTTTTAGTCATCCTTATCTTCTTTGTCCTTGCCATGGCTGTCTCCTTGTCTAGTAGCTGTGGCCCTGCGTGTTGTAGGTAACGACGTAATCAAATCGCTGGTGCGTGATCTGCAGCTTAGCCAGCTCGGTGTCTTCCGTGACTGCTACCAGCTCTGCGCCCTCGATCAGAGACCAGAGGCCCGTGGCAGATTCCAGCGCAGCCAGGAGCGCGGCGGCGGCCGCCTCGACTTCTGTGACGTCCTCGGCGACAGTGATGAAGACGATGCGTGTTTTGTTCTCGACCGTGCCATAGGAAATCGAGGTGCGCGTGGTCACCTCGGGGCGGACCATCACCGCCGGCAGCTCATCGTCCTGCGTCGGAACGTAGCGCCTGGCGAGGACACAGAGCCCGGTGGAATCCATCGCGTTGACCGCTGCCTGGAAAATGTCTTCGCGCAGACTCATGGCGACACCTTCCGCAGGTAGTTAACGGTCAGCGCGACCCCGGTCGGGACCGGGGGGCCGATGACAACGTAGGCATCACCTGACGCGAGCACAACGGAAGAGTCCTCTCTAGCCATCGGCGGAACGGCCGTGGCCACGATCAACATCGGCTGCGTGGTGTTGATCAGCCCTTCGCCGAGATCAACCTGGTGGAACTCGTCGACAAACCAGCCCGTGGACGGGGACCCGTCAATCGTGACGGCTTCGCCGATATCGTTGAGGATGTCGGCAGCGTCGGCAGCGATGTCGTCATTGAATGACATGGGTTGACTCCGTGAACCGTGAAAAGTTAGGGGCAAAAAGTTAAAAAGCGTCGGCCGCGCTTGCGCTGCGCGGCACGATCGGCCGCCGGTGCAGGGTCAGCCCTGGGGCTTGGCAGCCATGTCGATCAACAAATCCTGCCGATCGAGGTGCAGACCGACCAGCTCCAGGTCACACGGCGAGATCGGCAGCGGGCTGGAGAGCTGTTCGATATCCGGCCCGACGATAAACAAGGTCGCGCCGGCCAGCGAGTTGGCGATGCGCAGTTTCTCGGTAATCATCCAGACCAGCTTGGCATAGGTCAGATCCTGCGCCGCTTCGACCACCTGGCGCAGGTCGTCGATCACCGCGTGAGCATCGGCAGCGGTGTAACCGTTGACACCTTGCAGCGCCCCGAGCTGAACGAACAGGAGACCTTGATCCAACCCTCGCGGATCGGGAAACGTGTCGAGGATCAAACTCGGTTGATCGACGCAGGTGGCCGGTGGCACAAACGGCCCCTTGGCGCAGCCAGACAGGGTAAGAACGATCAGCACGATCAGAACGAGTAGATGCGGGAGCAGTTGTCTCATGGGGTTTCTCCTTGGATGTCAGCGGCGACCTGGTCAAAAATCGCCAGTTTACGTTTATCGTCATCGCGCAGCCAGGCCCACCAGCCGCCGAGCCTGACGCCAGACCAGACCAGCCCGGCGCGATAGGAGCCGATGCCGAAATGCAGACAGAGCGCATGCAGCAAACTATCCAGCTGCTCGCGTTGCATCGGCACAGCGCAGTCATACCACAGTCCGTTGAGACTCTTGAGCTGGTACGATCCCGCGGGGAAGTCGCCCTGGTAGTGGTAGCCGAAGTCGTGCGGCAGCGCCGGTCCGTCCATCACGCCATGCGGAGCCAAACCGGTCGCGGTCCAGAGCAGGCGCGGGATCGAGGCCCCGTCAAAGATGAAATTATTCGGGACGATCAGCCGGTACTCGAGTCCGTTATCACCGATCCAGCGGTATTCAACCTCTTCGAGTGTCGTCGAGAGCTTGCGCCCGATCGGCCGACAAAGCGGCTGCACAGTTGGCGCGAGGATCTTCACAGGTCATCCTCCGTCACGTACTGGATTCTGGTCGGCTGTTTGCCATCTTGGAACAGGAAGTACATCAGCAGCAGGTTGATGACGGCGCTAATCCATGTTCCGTTCTGAAAGGCAGCGATGATACTGTCAGCATCAATCCCCGGATAGACGGTCTGGAGAAAGACCAGCGCCGCGCCGATGTTGGTTGAGATGTTTCTGATGTTCATGATGACTCCTTATGGACAAGCTGATTCGCTGGCGAACAAAGTCCCGTTATCATCAACACAGACATAAGCCGACCCGCCTGTATAGCTTCCTGCAAGATCTGAGATCGTAATTGTCCCATCGTCTTCTACGGTCAGACGGGTGGTAGACCCTGCCGACTCTCCGACCGCTTTTGATTTCAATTCAACCTTAAACGCCTCGCTTGTTGGTGTCCAAGCATTGACTGCCGTACCTTGCATGAAACCCCTGACATCCCAATCCGTTCCGTTGTAACCGCCGAAATAAAACAGCCCAAGAATGTCCCCGTCCTGTGTCGCGGTTGGTGAACTAAGCGTCCCCCTCGATTTAAGGAACCTAAAGTAATTGGTCCCGGTAGGGGAGTCGTTGGCCGAGATCATATTGAACTCAGAAGAAACATTGTCGACAATGTCAACGGCTGAATTTGAATAATACGCATCGCTTCCGAACATCACAGTATCGTCGCCGTCAAGAACAACATCTATCTCACCCGTTCCTGAGTCTGTGACCTCAATACTTGAATCCCCTTCAGCGATTGTTCCAGCAGCAACGCCATGCGTCCATTTCCCAAGGGAGCTATCGTAAATCAAACTCTCCCCATCAGCGGGTGGGTTGTCTCTGGTGATCTGAACATTGTCAATCCAAAACCCCTCCTGATTGCTGTCATAGTTAGAATTTATCCAAGTAACTGTAACTGAACCGCCAGAAGATGTGATGGAAAACGATTGGTTTTGCCAGCCATCTGCGGTAATGCTCGCATTATTGAGAAGGCCATCTACAGAAGATTCCAGGTACATGGTGACCGAAATACCACTGGCTACGGATGTTTTCGTGTTGAACGACAAAGTATAGTCGCCGTCTGGTAGTGTGTAGGTGTGAACAAGATTCCCATCTGCTAATGGTCCTGTTCCGCCGAACAGACCTAAACTGTAATCCCCAAAATAACTTTCATCTGTGGTTCTGCCGTTCCGGCTGTCTGGAGTTCCTGCACCATAGGTCAACGTCCATCCGGTCGTATCCGTCTCAAATGGGTCAGTTTCTACAAATTCGTCATTGCTGTAGGGGATGACTTCTTCATTTTCAAAATGACGGAAGGAAACAGAATCAAGCTCTGTCGGTGAAATATTATATGGTGGGCTATTAAGTTCCTGTTGGTCGATGATAACTTTGCCGGATTTTATAGCGTTTTCAGCTATATAGACGGCGTTTCCACCGCTCTCTCCATCGACGTACCCAGCAATTTTTACGTTACCTGCCTGCTCGATAGCAACATCATCCCCGAAAAACTGCCGCGAGTTATGGTCGATTTTAATGTTAAAAGGATATTCGTTAGTAGCCGGATCTTCCTTTATCCTTATTTGCGCCCCTCCAACATGCCCGCCATTCGATCGCAGGTCCGTAAAAACAGTATCTCTGACCGCCCCCTGTAGAACAAATAAATCTCTGTCGATTGCGTCAGTTTGCCAAGATTCATAATTAGCAAACCCATGGAGTTTAAGATCATAGAAAGTAGTTTCTCTGGTTTTAAGCGACTTGTCAGCGAAGTCGTAGACACCTGATTCGCCATAGTCATAAATCAACTGCAACGTATAAAATGAATTGATGTTTGTCGCGTCCTTCCAATTAGCACCACCAGCATCGGACGGTTGTGTCCCCAACTCAAAGGCCCTATGAGACCCGGAAACACCACAACCTCGAACGATATTACGGAAAAATTGAGATTCCCGGAGACAGCCCATCTGTCCCGGCCCACCATAATCAGTCCCGCCTTCAAGGCCCAAACTCATACATGTCCCGTTAAGATAAAAGAACGAAACATCCGACCATATCGTTCTATCAACGCGATTATAGGTTCTGATCCCGTTTGACCCTACCGGGTCGAGCATCCGTTGTCCGATGACGCTGAAACTGAGTAACACAGGCCCCTGATGGTGGTCATCAGGAGAAATTCCCTCCGAGTTGACACCCATCCCACCGTCTTTGCCGCCAAGTGGGTTCGGTGTAGCATTACCCCATGTGTCGTTCAGCGTCAGAAACCAGCCGCCTGAATATCCAGGTAATGGGGTAAACAGGGTGACATAACTTCCGTCACCTTCAATCAGCCCACTATCGGCAAGGACTGATTCGTCATCGTACATATAAAGGCCACCGGGAAAATGGACTTTCCCTTCATTATCTGAGGCCCAACTGGTAGCATTTTGGATGGCGGTTGTGTCATTGGAGCCGTATTTCATCCAGACATAATCAACAGCGGTCGATGCGCTATCCGTCAACTCGGCAACAGTTGTCGAAGTAACTGTGTTGATCGTTGTGACAAGTGTCACACCAGCGACTCCAGCCCCTTCAACTGCAATCGCTTTCCCGCTATCGGTAGCCGTATCTGTAAAGACAGCATTTGTGCAGGTCAAGGTTGTCCCGCTGGCACTCATGGAACAACCACCTTCTCCATACCTGACGAGAGCGTCTGAAACTGTCGTGCTGGCGGCATCAGTCAGTTCAATTTCATACGCAGAAGTCACACTATCAATTGTCGTTTCCAGATCAGCACCAGCAGCTCCAGCACCGGAAACAATAATTGTCCGAGATGGATCGTTGAAAATACCGGTCGTGCAGGTCAGGGTTTGGTCGCTAGAGGTAATACTGCAATCATTCGCTGAGATACTGAAACCGGCATGGATGATGCCATCACCCTTTGCCCCGAAATCAAGTTTTGCGTCTGTAACTATAGTGTCGTTATCGACAAGATTGACAGCCATCATAACTTCAGCAAAAGCTGCTTCAGCGTCGGTTGCGTCATAAAGCCCGCCGGCATCAGCTATCGAAACGTCAGCCGCAGTGCCACCCAAGGAAAATCCGTCAACCGCATCGGCAATCTCCTGAAGCGTGTCAGCGGATGTCGGAAGATTGCCACTAAAACCAGAAGCAACAACGGTCATGGTTGCCGCGCTTCCGGTCGGAGTCGTGTAATCCGTCCCGGCCACCAGAGGGTCTTGTTTGCCATTGGCGAGATCGTAAACCGCCTTAACCGCCGCTGAGTTAGCCGCTGTGGTGGTGCTGGTCGAGTCGACCGCGCTTGACAGCTCCGATTCTTTGATAATCGTCGAGTCGGCGGGTTCTGCCCCGACCTCACCTGGAGTCGTCGGCAGCTCGCTGTCTCTGGCAATCGCCGCATCGATAATCGCTTCGTCAATCAGATTGTCGTCGGTGGTGTCACCGGCCAGCCGGTCGGGGTCAAAGTCGTTAGACGTGGCCGGCTCGAATAGCGACCCAGCATCTGTTGTGTAGACGCCGTTGGTGACGGTATCGGCGTTACCAACCAAGTCGCCGATAAAGTTGGTGGCGTATATCTCGCCAAGAAAGGCGTTAAGGTACAGCTTATTGTTGGTCTTGAGCGCGACATCACCGGTCGCAGGGGACGCAAATGGTAGATATTTCATGCCACTGGTATTGTCGTCTACAAGAGCGACGGTGTCGCTCGCCGTGGCTCTTACCGCAGAAGTTGCGATCCCAGCTGTGCCGGTGATGTTGATCCCCCAATTGCCGGTAGCGCCGTCCCCCGTTTTGGTCGGCGCATCGGTGATTCCATAACCCGACAAGGTAGTCGGGACCCCGGTCAGGCTGTCAAACGCACCGTCAAAATCGTCCGTTGCGTCGGTGTCTGCGTTAGGATAGGTGTCCAGGTCGAGATAGTTCTGCACCCCATGGTCGCCCCAGCCATAGGAAATGTCCCAATTTGTCTCTTGCTCCGGGGTCGGGAAGACCCTAGTCGCGGTTTCGGTGATCTGGTCGGCGGTGTAGTCACCGCTCTGAGCCGTGACCGCCCCGGTGCGGGTGAAGACAGAAGCGACCGCTCCGCCGACAGGCAGGTTGAGTAACTGCGATCCGTCCACGGCAGGGAGCCGGCCGGAGTTGTCAAGCTGGACGTAGTTGTCCGGCCCGGTGCCGATGTTGTCTTTGCGCATATATTGAGGATGGTCGTCGCCATCCAGGCCAGTCAGGGCCCCATGGTCAGTTACCCCTCCTTGCGCCGAGGCAGAATATCGTAATTGGAACAAGTCAAGGGAAAGGTCGTGTGATGGGTTTCCCGTGTCAGCATGATACAGGCGAACGAGAGCCTGGCTTGATCCATTGATGTAACTAAGCCCGTTGATGACCGGCAGACTGTGCCATTTTGCCGTGGTGCTTACAAGGATCGTCCCAATACCTTCCCATGCCGTCGAGGTCGGGTTGTATATTTCAACCGCAACTTCATGCCCGGTGCCGCCATCGTAATTGCCATAAATCAGGACATTGTTAAGATTGCTGACGCCGTTAAATGTTAAGCGCACATCCACGGCAGGGGCGACGGCAGTCTCGTTGATTTCCACGCTGGTGCCATCTGCTTCGGCCATATCCGTGTAAGCCCCGGAAGCTACAGTCCCGGCGACCGCATTCAATCCCCCTACGTCGTAAACAAGCGGGGCGAGATCGGCTGGCGTCAGATACCCGGCGAGACCATGGTCCCCCCAACCAAACGCCGTGTCCCAATTAGTCTCCTGCGTGGGGGTTGGCCAGATTCTAGTGGCTGTTTCAGCGATGTCGTCGGCGGCCAGGACAACGGCTCCAGTCTGGCTGTTGACCGAAGCCACTGCGCCGCCGGGAGGAATATCGCAGGTGCCGTCATCTTTCAAGTACCCGGTGCAGGCCGGCCACAGGGCCACCACGTCGCTATAAGTCGCGCTGCCGAGATTATCGCCAGCGGTGACGCAATCGCCCCAGGAGCGGGCGCCGTTGGCAGTTGACTTGAGGCAATAGCCGTCCTGCCCTGGGTTGCCGAGAACCGGCTCGTAGACTCCGGCATGAGTATGGTTGATGTCTGCGAATAGCCCGGCAAGGTAGAGGTCTAAGGATGATTGCGTGATATTGCGGCTGCCCGAACTGGTCTCGATCCAGTATTCTCCGGTGGCCGGCGGCGTGGTGATGTCTGGGAAAGAGCCCATCCCAACGTCGTCGCCTTGAACCAGGCCGGGGAAGGATAGTAAAAGAATTAGTAAGAGCAGTCGTTTCATTCTTATCTCCACACCACGCGGTTACCATCTGAATCCGTTACAAAATCACCGTCGCTCGACAACACGTTGCCTTGTGCTGACGCTGCCTCAACCGCCGTAAACACCGCCTGCCAATCGGCCCGCGGTGGCCAGTCCGCAGCCAAACTCCGGCCCGGCCAGGTAGCCGCCATCACTCCCATCAGGCGACCTCGCGGAACAACTTCGCCGGGCCGGCAAAAAACCGGACCGGTGCCGACAAGCCGACGTTGGCCCGCACCACAAAACGCAACCCATCGATGGAGTCAACCGGATCCGCGGGTGCATCGAGGCGCGCCAAAACATTGGCCGGTGTGTGGTTGATCATCCCCTTTTTAGTGGTTGAGTCCCAAGTAACGCTCAGGACGACAAGCGCGACGCCGGGGTCGGCTGGGTCGAACACATAGGCCTGCCAAGTCCAAGAAGTGGTGTCTTCGGACGTGTTAATGCTAAAAACCTGGGCCACCGTGCTGGCAGACCCGAGTGCCAGATAGCCCGGACGCGGCAGGACACAGCTCATGAGTGGATCTCCCAGACCCTGGTCAGCCAGCCCTTGAAAAACACCTCTTGGCTGGCGTCGCGGTCGACGATGGAGTGGTAATGCTCAAACTGCAGGCCGTTGAGGGTCTTGAGCAGCGGCCCTTCGCCGACCACGTCGATCACCAGGTTGACGGCGCCGATGGTTTTGCTGCCGACCTGGCCGTCGACGAGGATGTCGGGGTTGCTCAGCAGGTTGACCGCCTGCTGCAGCCAGCGGCCGACGGTGCCGACGCCGCAGTTGACCGCCGAGTCGAACAGCTCGTTGGCGATCACCTGGCTGGCGATCTTGGAGAGCCGCAACGGCGCCCAGAACTCGGTGCGGTAAAAGTCGGCGACCCGGGTCATCAGCTCCTGGCTGTCCTTGAGCATGTCGCGCAGGTCGGTCGGGTATTGGTCAAGCAGTGACCAGCCTGACCAGTCAGGGTGATGCTTGCGCGAGATGCCGCGGAAGGTCTCGCCGCCGCGATCGGCCGGGTGGTTGCTGTAGCCACCCTCGCGGGCCATGGTGTGCATGAAGGCGCTCATAAATTCAGCCATCAGCGGTCATTCTCCTTGTGCCCGAGTTCAAAGCGCTCGAGGGTCGCGACCCGCCGCTTGAGCTCGGCGATCTCGGCCTTGAGCTCTTGCCGGCTCTGTTCGGCGACCGTGAACCGATAGGGGAACCCGGCAATCTCTTCCTTGAGGCCAAGCAGTAGCGAGGTCTGGGTGGCTCCGATCACAATCAGCAGGCCGAGTAACCAAAGCAAAAGAGAGTTGCGACTGGCCATTCCACTGTGCTCCGGGCAGGGGTGGTCGTTATTCGACATCGGGCGTCTTCCTTACATTTCAAGTGTGGCAGTTTTGTTTCGTCTCAACCTCTTGCCAATGGCCCCGAAAGGGCCACTGGCAAAGGGTCGAAAAAGACCCAGCACTGCCGGCCGCGGGGAGAGAGGTCCGCGACCGGCAGTGCCGGGGGATCACAGCGATCAGGTCCGCTTGCCTTTGATGAGGGCCTTGGGACGAGTGCAAAGCGGCAACGGGTTGCTCTGCGCCTCGAGTTCGACAAACTTGTTGAATTTGCTGTCGGCGGCCTGCTTCATGTACTTGGGCAGGCCGATGGTGTTGACGGTCTCCATATAGTCGGCCGGGCCGTAGTAGAGCTTGAACAGGCCGGGGACGCCGACTGGAAAGATGTGGCACTTGTTGGTGTCGATGAAGTCGACGCCGCCGACGCTGCCACGGTACTCTTCCCAGGTGATGCCGCCGAACGTGAACCGCTCGCCGTAATAACCGCCGCGCAGCTGAGCCGCCTCCTGCTGTGCCAGGTAGGTCTCCCGCACTTCGGTGTGAGAGATCAGATCGTCGAAGAACGCCGAACCGCAAAAGGCATGGGCCGACTTGACGGTCGCCGCCCCGAGGTTGGTGGAGATGGTCCGGAGCACGCCAGTGCATTTCTTGCGGAGCGCTCCGGAGGCCGGGGACGCGGCGTCGAGGTCGAAGTCAACCTCGGAGGCCTGGTTGACGCCAAACTCGGTGAACAGGTCGTAGATAACCGTGTTGCCGTCGCTGTCGAGGATCTGGCCTTTGACTGCGCCAAGCGCCAGGTGTTCGACGGTGGCATCGAGGCTCTGGCTCATGGTGGTCATGCGGCCGTTAATCACTGACTGCACGCCTTCTAGCTGGTTTTCGCTGCCAAAGGCGCGGACGTTCTGCACCTCGTCGGCCAGAACCGTGTCATTGACCGGAAGGTGCGGGATGATCAGGCTGCGGGCCCGGCGCTTGTTGGTCTGGTTGCGCTGCCCGGCGGCGCCGCGCGGCTTGTTTTCGACCAGGTAGAGAACGCCGTCTTTTTCCTCGATCATGACCGAGGTCGTCGAAACGCCCTGCTCCTGGAACAGGCCGAGGCCCATCACCTGGCCGGGGATGAACGGCACGTTGTTGATGGCATCGGTCAGGCTCAGAACCGAAAACGCATCGCTGTTAAAAATGTCCAGTGCTCCCATAATGTTGGTCTCCTTTTAAATTGGTGAAAATTCACTCGGCTTTGTGAATCAGGTCCGGACGAGGATGCCGACGGCTTTGAGTTGGGCTTCTGCAGCGGCCTGCTCAGCCTCATCGATGTCGGACGGCCAGGTCAGCTCGTTGCCGTTGACCTCGGCGTCACGGACAATGCCGACACCGTCCACGTCAGCGGCGGTGGCGTCGTAGTTGTCGTAGGCGATGGCTGCGGCGACTTCGGACCCGTCGGTGCCGTCCTGGTTATAGGCGACGTACTTGCCGGATCCGGCGGCAACGGTAATGACGATCTGGTCGCCAGCAGCAAAATCGTTGGAACCGTCGGCCAGGGTGAAACCGAGACCGCCGCCGCTAAACGCGCTGGCGACAACACCGGCGCCGACGTTAACGCCGTCCGGGTCTTCAACGATAAAATCGCCAACATCGCTGCCCGGCTCGATGACGGTCAGAGTGTAGTCGCCGGCCTTGGCGCCTGCGCCGACGGTGATGGCGCCCATCGTGCCGTTGCCGGTGTTGCCGGCAACGGCCGCAGCGGATGCGCTGCCCTTGGTGACCTGGCCGAGCACTTCGCCGGCCACGACGTTTTCGCCGGTGAGAATGACGATCTCATCGCGGGAGCGGGTGCCGTTGGCCTCGCTGTCGATGAATTCGCCGGCATGTTTGCCTTCAGTTAATGTGGTCATAAGTCTTTCCTCCTATGCGTGATGTTTGAAACCCGTTAAGGCGCAGACGCTCTGCGCTACTTTCCGTTAATGACGCCCTGACGGCGGGCGTAAATGCCGGCGGTGTCGATGCCCTGTTTTTCGGCAGCCGTGCCCTGGATCGAGCGGAGGCCGCTGGGTGCGGCGGCGGTGATGGCCTCGAGCATCTGCTGCTGTGAGCCGCTGCCAAAAGCCATTGACTCAACCGAAAGACCAAGGTCGGCAATCTGCTCGGCGGTTAAGTTGGAGGCAACGATGGTCTTGAGTTGCTTGCCGACATCTTCGCCGACGGCCGCGGTGACAACGCTCATCACCCGGGTATTCTCGGCGGTGACGGCTTCGGTCAGGGCGGCGTCGGCATCGGACTGGGCGATCATCCCCTGGCGGGCGGCCTCCTCGATCTGGGCGACGAGTTCTGGATTCTCTTCTCTGAGCTGTTCGATGTTCATGGTTTTGTTCTCCTTTTTGGTCGCCCCGGTCGGTGCCGAAGCTGCAATCAGTCGGGTGCCCTTGCCTTTGCGGGCGTTTTGTATGGCTTTGTCAACGGCGCTCACCTCGTCGGCGAGGCCGGCCTTGACGGCTTTTTTGCCTTCGAAAATCGCCGCCTCGGTGTTGACCACGTCCGCGATCTTCATTCCCCGGTTACGGGCGACGGTCTCGACGAACAGTTGATAGCTGTCGTCGACCATCCCCTGGAGGATCTGCGCGGCCTCCGAGCTGAGCGGCTGGTGCGGCGAGAAGTCGGCCTTGCGGGCGCCGGCAAAAATGTGGGTAACGGCGATGCCGTTCTCTTCTTCCCAGCGGGAAAACTCGGTATGCGTGGCGATGACGCCAACCGAACCGACGCCTCCGGTGCGCGGCAGCACGATGCGGCTGCAGGCACTGGCCAGCAGGTAGCCGGCCGAGTAGGCCTCTTCGTTAACCACGGCGGTGATCGGCTTGATGCCGCGCGACTGGTAGATGTGGTCGGCCAGGTCGAACGCGCCGTTGACCTCGCCGCCCGGGGTGTCGAGGTCAAGGACGATCCCTTGCACGCCATCGTCGGCCAGCGCCGTGTCAAAGGCGTGGCGGATCTCGCCGTAGGTGGTCGGCCCTCCGGACGGGAAGTCCATCGCCAGCACCCGGTGCATCAGCGGACCATAGACACCGATAATGCCGATGCCGTTTTTGACCACGTAACCGGCCCTGGCCCGCTCACGGTCAGAGATCTCCAGCGCTTCGTTGCGCGGCAGTCCGACCACATCAAGCCCGGCCCGCTGACCGAAGACGTGCAGAATGGTGTTGAGTTTGCCTTCCGAAATCATCAGCGGCCGGTTGAACAGCCGCTCGGCGATACGCATGTTTCTCATACGGTTGCTTCCTCCGTGGATAGTGCCTCGCTGATCTCCGTCTCCATGGCCTGGCTGACGAGGTCCGGGGCATCAATGGCGGCACCCTGGCTGGTCGCGCCCTGATTGGCGTCGCTGCCGAGCTGGGCGTCCTTGGCCTGCTTGACGCTGGGCGGGTCGGGGTCGAGGTCCAGATCTTTAAACAGCTTCCGCTCGCGGCTGCGCTGCTTGGCCTGGGCTTCCCAATCCTTGTTCTTCTTGGCGGCGATGTCGGCCAGGGTGGTGGTGCCGGCGTTGAGACCCATAATGTCGGCGACCATCTCCTTGACCGGGTCGACGTTGGTTCGCTCGGGGCCGATCCAGGTGGCGGCGCAGTATTCGGCGCGGTGGGTGTAGAAGTCGGGAGCGCCGGCCGGCAGCTTGATGCGTCCGATCAGCACGGCCTCTTCGAAGAACATCTCCCAGACCTGCTGGCAGAAGAAGTTGACCAGCCAGTCCTGGTACATCTCGAAGACCCGCCAGGCTTCCTGCAGGGCAGCGCGGGCGGATGAATAGTTGGTCTTGCTGAAATCCTTGGCGATGATCTCGTAGGGCATGCCGGTCGCGGCGCCAAAAGCCCGCAGCGCGGTCTCGACGAAGATCTGGAAACTGTTGGTCGGCCGGTCGCTCTTGAGGATGTGCGGCTTTTCGCCGCTGTTGCCGTAAAGGATCTGCCCCGGTGGCACCTCCTGGTAGTGGCTGGTGCTGCCGTCGGCGTTGGTCTGCGCCTTGACGCCACCGAGACCGGTCGCATCGTAGGCGTTGGTCTTCTCGATAAAGACCGGGAAGCTGGCGGCGATGATCGCG